AATTTAATGAAGATCCGATAATAGGTGTAAATCTTTCTTGTCCTTGCTGGCTTTCGCTATCGTATTGTAATGACAAAGAAATAGTATCAAAACTATAAGTCATGCCAGAAAAAACATTGTCTTTTATAGCAACATTAATCTTTCTGCCTTTCTCATTATATACAGTAGTTTCAAACCTTACAGCCATTATTGTATTCTACTTAATCCCTTTTGAGATCTGTTTAACAATATAATCAAATCATTTCCGCTTATCCTTGTCTCCAGTGTGCCACCTACGCCCATGTCTCCCATCATTGATTTTAACTTTGACAAAGGAGCAATTACTTCCGGGTCTACACGAGCATTTCTATTATCTCCTACTAATGCCATTGTCGGCCCTGTTGCCAAGCCGCCTTCTGCAAGTGCAGGCATTTTACTTTTAACTAAACTTGACAAAGCTACAAGGGCAATACCACCTGCAATAGCAACCGCAGGATTAATTGGAGGCTTTAATGCTAATTTAATACCAGCAGCAGTTATACCTGTTTGTATAGCTAACTTTCCAAACTGTGCCAAAGCATCAGCCATCGGAGTAATTAAAGCTTTAATACTAAATCCTGCACCAGATAAAGCATTGCCTAACTGCTCCCCAAATCCAATAGCTAAATCGTTTAATGTGCTATCAACTATTGTTTTTAAACCTTCATTTAATCTTGCAAAAGCATCAGCTAAAACATTAACTCTTTCTTCTAATTTAAAAGACGCAGCTTCTGCCTCTGAAAAAGGAGTAGCCATATCTGGAGGATTAGTTTTTAATCTTTCTCCAAAAGCTAAAACATCATTTAAAGAGTTTTTCATTGAAAGCAAAGTCAATTCACCTTCTTTTAAACCTAATTTTTCATTTATTTTAGGTGCAACTTCAGTAAGTACAAACTTGTCTAATTCTTCTTTAGCTTTTGCAATTTCTGTTAATGTTTTAAATTGGTCAAACTTAAATAAACTTTTATCTAATTCAGCTTTCTTATTATTGGTGGTTGTAGATTGTGTTTTAAGTTGAGCTTCTAATGCTTTAATTTTAGCATTTAATGCTGCAACTTCTGGAGATACAGTTGTTGTCTTTTTTGTATCATCTCCCCAACTACCACCTGCTCCGCTCGGTTTACCAGCAGAACCACCACCAAAACCCATATTAATTTTTGGTTCAACTTTCTGTTTGTTTATAAGTTTTAAAGTTTCTAATAAACCTACAGCTCCATCATAAACAAAATTTATAAATTTTAAAACCGCATTTATTTGAGAAAGAACGACCTCAAAAGTAAATACTGCTATTTTTCCAAATACAAATAATAGTAAATCAAATAACGGTTGTAGTTTAGAAAGCAATTCTAATGTTTTACTAAACGCTTTTTTAATTCTGTCAAAAGATTCTGACAATAATTTTCCTGTTTTTGATAAACTTTTTTGACCTTCATCAGTAGTTGCGTAATATGCAACAAGCGCACCTATCGCAGCAACAAGTAAAAATGTACCGCCAGATAAAATAGTAAATGTTCCTATTAATATTTTTGTTAAGCCAATTATACTTGAAATAGATGTTGCAAATTGACCAATGATTAATATTACAGGCCCTATGGCTGCAACAATTAATCCAAATTTTACTATATTCTCCTGTTGTTGCGGTGTTAAAGCTTTAAATTTATCCACTAACATTTGTATCTTTTCAGATACTTTTATAAATACTTCTTCTAATCTTAATGACTCATTAATAGTTTTACCAAGTTCAGCTAACGATGCCGTTACATTGTCTTTTAAATTATCAAAGGCATTTCCAAGACCTCCCTTTGCTCTTTCTAAAGTAGATAAAGCCTCTACAGTTTGCTTAGAAAAATTTACAGCAGATATTCCTGTTGCATTTATTCCTTCTGCCGTAGATGCTCCAAATGTTTCTTGTAATAATGTAGTAAAGCCTGGTAATCTTTCAGCAATTTGATTAAGTGATTCTTGTGTTATTTTACCAGTAGATTGTATTTTAGAAAAAGCAAAGATTAATTCATCAAAAACTACTGCTCCTTTGCCTGCTCTGGCAGTAGCGTTACCAAACTGCAATATAGTTTCTCGCGCTGCGTCTGCACTTAAACCAACAGCTTGTAATGTAGATGATGCTTGAACAACTTGTGGCAATGCAAGACCAGGATTTTCAGCAGTTTTTCTTAATTTTTGTAATTCTACTTCAGCTGCTTTACTACTTCCCATTATTGCAGTTAATCCTAATTCCAGCCTTTCCATGTCGGCAAAGGATTTTAAAGCTGCTCCTCCAAGTGCAATAATAGGCAAGGTAAGTGACTCTGATAATGTAGTACCTACATTTTGCATCTTACTGCCAAACCTTGACATACTACGCTCAACCTTGCCAAGTTCTTTTTCAAGATTACTTACATCAATGCCAAGTTTTAAATTCAGTTTACCTAATGCCATTATTTACTCTTTATCCCATTTGTCAAAAATTGACTTGTCAACTTCTGTCAAACTTCTTTTAGTTGGTTTTGGATTATCATTCTCCCAAGGAAATTCTATTAAATCTTTAGGCTTAATCGACTTGCCTTTTGCCGTATGAACATTTAATAAAAGTGTAGTTTGCCACCTGGCTCTTTCCCACTCAAATTGCTGCTCTATTTCAAATTGGTTATTATAACCTTGCATAGCTATAATAACCTCTCTCAATGTCATTTCATAGTATTGCGGAGGATGGAATCTAAGGACTCCAAAACAAAATCTTTCGATGTAATCAAGTGTTAACTCACCTCCTCCGCTATCTCGTTTTTTCTTTCTGGATCTTCTGGTACTGAAATCTCATTTGTTATCAGCTCCGTTATCCTGTTTATTCCTCCTTTGTCCAAGTCAACTAAATCGCAAAACTTTTCTAAGGTATATGGACACTTCTCCCCTTTTGCCTTGTAACCTGCCTGTACACCTGCAAAGGCAAGTTCAAGAGCAAATAGGAGGTCTTCGCCAAGGAGGGAGAGGTCACTTAATTTAAGGTTCCTCTCCCTTAAAAATGTACCTAAAACGAACATACCAAACTTAACTGGTATGTCCGCATTAGCTATTTTTATTGTTTTCATTTTAGGTAATTTTTAATTTTAAGATTTAACAGTCTTTGTAATAGCACCAGTAACTTCAAAAGAAGCTGAGTAGCTTGTATTTTCTTCTACGGCTGCGTTTAAATCCAATGATGTACAAATGGCTTGCATAGTAAACACATTGTCTCCGCTGACATCTGTAGTAAACTTAATAGTTAGCGCAGTACCACTAATTAAATCGGTAAAGAGATCATCAAACAAGTAGTTGGTAGAAGAATCACCAGGACCGGCATACAGCGCCTCTGTGGAAAGTGTGCCTGATAACTGACCCTTCTTTACTTCTCTCCATCCTCCAGCTGCTGAATCCTTTGTAAGAATTTCACGCATTGCTGCAGAAATGTTCATTTGGCAGGATGTCGCGTAACCGATTGCAGTCGAATCTTTATACAAGCGCATCAACGTACCATTAATTATTCCAGTTGTTGCCATTTTATTATTTTTTAGCTTTTGACAAATCTATATTAACATCAATTTTTTCCAATTCATTCTCATCTTCAAAATACTGCATAGGCATAGGCACAGGAATGTAAATTGGTTGAGGTGCCTCTTGCACTTGTTTCTCCGGCATCTTTTCTACCACAAAGTCATCGTCAAGATGTTCTGCAATGCCATCGGCAACAAGTTGCTCTCCGAAGTCGGAAAGGAATACACCTGTTGCGCCTACTGGCTTGCCGTTCCACGTTTTTATTAATCTTAACTTCATAATTATCGTTTCATTCTTGCCATAAAATCAATACTCACCCAATAAACATTTAAATCAGCATTGTATGCTTGTGAATCAGATGACATATACTTTACTGTCTGCACACTAATATCATTTACTGTACCTACAAATCTGTCTAATCTATTTCTTATAGAGTTAGATAAACTTTGTGTAGTGTCATAGTTGTTTGTATAAACATCTACTTGAAAACTAACTTCTTCAAGATTACTTTGACCATCTTTAAAATCAACTGCAACACTATTAATAATTGTGTAAACACAAAAAGGATAGGTAACATTTTGAGGAGCAATATCTGGAAAGATGCGTAATCCGCAAACACCAGTAACTGCCACATCAGTTGATAGTCTCCCATATATTACTTTACCTATCATAATACTTGCCAGAATTTTTTAGGTCTCTCCTGCATAATGAAAATGCATTCATTACGCATGGTTTTAATTACTTTTTCTCTACTTAAATTTCTTGCTTGTACTACTATTTTATTATACCAGGCTCTTGTACTTCCAAAAACCATGTGAGCATAAAAGCCATTTGTTCCTTCGCTACTATTTATACCTTTATTCATTGTACCTCTTTTATACAATGGCCCTACCGCTCCAACGGCATATCTATATGATTTAAGATTTTTAGATAAATCAATAATAGACTTTCTTAAATTACCTGGTTGTACAATCATTGAAGCTCGATCATTTTCTGACCATCCTTGCATTTTTTTATTACTAAAAGGATTGGTACTAATACGGTGAGGCTTACTACTCACCGGCACTAATGACTTATAAATTTGTAATGCGATAGGAGTAGCTGAATCAATTACTCTACTTCTTTCTTTTACCGTACATTGCTCCATTAACTCTGCAAATTCAATCACCGCATCTGCTAAACCTACTACTCTTAATGACATACCTTGGAAACTCCTTCTACCTGCGTAGTTAGACTTCTGAAGGTCTTTAAGGTGATTTATTTGTTTAGCTGATAAATATCCCATTAAACATAGTTTTGAGCAAATGAACAAAATAAATGCAAATACATATTGTCCTCACTTATCTGGATGTTTTCTATTTGGTAATATTTATTCATCCAAATAATTCTTTGTTGCTCGTTTATGTCAGTTCTATATCGACAGGTAACTCTAACCTGGCTTAATGCTGTTATCTTGCCACCTTCTACCTCCTCCTTGTTTATTCCTTTATAATCTACTAATGCCCATACCTCTGCAAAATTACTCCATGTCTCTGTTCCAAAACCAGTAGTACCAATAGCACGAGAAACACTCTGTACTATTATTCTTTCTCTTAACTTTCCTATTTCTTCTTTCTTATTGTATCTCATTAGAATAATTGAACTCTATATTGATCTAAAAGATATTGAGAGGCAGTAGGCATCTTTCTAACGTAATCTTCTCTGTTGTCGTAGGTATCAGCAATCATCATTAACATTGCTTGTCTTATTTGCATAGGTACACCGCTTGCCTCACTGCTAAATCCTGCCGTATAAGTTATAGTCACATCATTTATATTACCATACAATGTTGGCCATGTTTTGCCAAATGCAAGGGATAGTCTGCATGGTTTTGAAAAATTATCTACAATGTAATTACTACTATTGTATGTCTGTGTTGTATTTTGGCTGTCTGCATACTGAAAATTAGTAACGGCAATAACTGGAGAAATACTTAAATAAATAATTGGATTTGAAAGCCTATCTAACTTTTCAGTAATAGTTTGAGTAATCAATGCCATGTTAAGGTAACTTTCAGCAACGTGACGAGCTCCAGTAATTAAAGTAGTAATCATTGTATCATCAGCAGATGTATCAACCTTTAAATAGTTTTTTACTTCAGACAATGTCCAAGGTTCTGTTACTGGTGCCGTTGTTACTTTCCAAGCCATTTGATTATATTTTAAAATGGAGGACTATATTTCAAGTCCTCCAGATTAGATCCCCAATGAAATTACAGGTTCTTTAGGTGCTTAATTGCAGCAGTATTAAGCAACTTGCCATCATACCTTGCATACATTAAGAAACCTACTTCCATCTCATCCATGAAACGCTCACGCAATGGCACAAGCACATTGTTGGCAACGGCACGGATAATATATTTACTCCAATCTCCAAAATAAATAATTTTAGCATCAGCAGCCTGTGCAGATGGTAAATCATTGTTCACAAAGAAATTGTAACCAAGCAATCTATCTGGTGTACCTTCTCTAAGAGATGGTTGGAACAAAGTAGTATTATTAGTGTCCAAGTTTAACTTTCTAACTGCACTCAAAATCTGGTCATGCATCATAAATGCAGCAGATGGTGAGTTACGGTAAGCAATGTCAACTGAATGAACAAGGTCAACCAAGTTAGCAGCAGTAAAGGCACCAGTAGATGCAGATTCAACACCGGAAGGTGCAACATCTCTGAATCCTGTTGGTTTACCAGAACCATCACCAGTAGTAAATGCAGTGTTCAATGCTCTACCTAAACGCTCACCTAACATGATTGGTAATTCACTATTCAATAGACCAAACTCGTCATTTGCCCATTCAACAGATACCTTTACCAACGTGTTACAAACGTGAGCTGCAAATGTCTCTCTTGTAAAGGTCATGTCTTGAACAGTTACTGCCGTTGCCTCTGTATGCCAGTTAGCAGCCGTGCCTGTATCATTAACTTTTGGCCAGTACAATGTACCTGCTTTTGGTGTAGTGATTACACGGCTAACCTGTAACATTGGTCCGTAGTAAGCCATTGTTCTTTCCAATTCGTTAGAGAACTGGTAAGGAATAACATAACCACCTGCCAATCCAGTCTCCGCAGTAGTAATCGTTGCAGTACCACGCATTTCACGGAGTAAACCGCGCTCAGTGTTATTCAACTCTCTCTTTGCAATAGCCTTTATGAATGCAGAGTGATACTCTGGAGACTTAACAATCTCTCTTTGATCCCTTGGCAATGCAGCAAGTGTATCTTCAATAACACTAACTCCTCTTGACTCAGAGTTGATTTCATTCCATCTTTCTAAACGTGAAATTTGGTCTGTATAACTTTTAAAAGAGCTATCTGCTTTATCCCATTGTGCGGATTCGTCGGCGGACATCAATCTACCTTCGGCTGCGGCTCTTTTTTGTAGGTCTTCCATTATTGCGTAATCGGAAGCCCGCTTTTCTCTTAATTCCTTTGCAGTCATTATTTTGTTTTTAAATTTAATAAGTGCAGGGCGTTCCTGCGTAACTCGTTCTGTATATTAATTTCAGATTTAACACATATATCAATAACACTTTGTAATTCTTCATCTACCTTTCCTGCTATCTGTTCATAACTTCGCTTGGCAACCATGGTATCTGGATTAGCCGGATAAGTTACTGGAGACACATCGTAAACTTTTTTAATAGAACGTATGATTCTTTTAGGTTTCATGCCTTCCCTTTCTTGCCAGTCCTCTGCCTCTACACTAAAAGCAAATGATGATTGATAAACATCACCACGTTTAACCATTTCTAAAAGGTCATTGCCTAATGTAGTATTTGGTGCCTCAAACTCATATTCCATAGCAGAACCAGTAACCTTTAATTTCAATGTACCAGATTTGGTTCTTGCTAAAACCATATTAGCATCATGGTTAAATAATGCTACTACATCATTCATGTCTGAATTGGTAAATACATCTTGACTCATCTCTTCATCATACCAACCCATATCATAGGCAGAGTTAAACACGGTAGCAGTGCCTACGATGGTTCGAGATTCTGGCATTGCTCGAAACTCGTAATTTATACTTCTCTTTTCCATTGTTTCTTCTTTTGACCTTTCGTCCATTATTTTATTAGCTGTTCTTTCTGCCCAGGGCAACATTGTTGAACCACCCCAAGCGTCATACATGATTGAACCGCATATTTCGTTATCGTTATCATCAAAATATTTACCTTGGTCATATACCTTGGCTCTACTTAAAAAACTATATGTCCTTATCACTTCATCGTCACTTAATGCCTCTCTTCCGCTTAACTGCCTTGCCCTTGTCCAGCCTACACTTGTACCGCACTGGCTACCATTATCTTCTTTATGCTGCAATGCTTTCTTTGCTGCGTTAGTTGCTGACTGTGGATAATTACTGTACGGCATCGGTTGTAGGTTCTATTTTTATATTAGAAGCTAAAGGCAATTCATAACTATCTCCACCGGTGTAAGGATTCATATTCTCTTTAATCCTAATTTCGTTAGGTGACATGGCTAATACATTACGCATAGTTGTGTAGTAAGAAGATCTTGCTGCCACATCTCCACGCAGTAAGCCATCAAGATTAAAACGTGTACTATACCTTTCTTTTTCTACCTCAAAAAATATCTTTCTATTAAATTCTGCCTCTATAATTTCGCACAATGGCATAATAGTGTAATTAACAAACATTTGGCTTAACTGCTCCATGTTGCTAAATGTAGCCTTATCCATATCCTCCAACAAAACACCTGGTACACCTGTTATGCGAGCAATGTCTGATATAGTAGCCTTCTTTGTTTCATTAAATGCTGCATCGTTTGGGTTAAGACCTACCTTCTGAAAGTCCATGCCTTCCTCTAAGATGGCAGTGCCTCCAGCATTTTGACTGCCTCCAAAAGCACGATTAAAAGAAGATTTTAATCTGTCGTATGCCTCATTTGTTAACTTGCCAGGATGCTTTAGCACTCCATTTAAGTGTGCGCCATTCTTGTAAAAGTTAGCACCATAATTTCTATTTGCTAAAGCCAAGCCGTAGTTATCTCTGTGAAGGTCCGGCATAACAAAACCATCAATACCATTCCATGAAAGATTTGGTATGTGAATGATGTTATCTGAACTATACTTTTTGTTATTCTTTTTATTTTTAAATAATAACTCTCCTCTGGTATTATAGTAGCTTTCCATCTGCACCGGATCAAGAATCAAAAGACTTGTAATCCTTTGGCTATTTGCATTTCTGTTGATAGCAGCGTAAAAAACACCATGGCTCAAATAGTGAAGCACCATTGTCTTATAGAACGTGTGAGCTGTGTAAAACTGTGAGGGCTCACGACTAACTATTTTATAATTTGGATGTTCTTTAGCTATTCTTAAACTACCATCTTCTCCTTTTTCTATAATATCAAAAGGCAAGGAGGCAATAACACCTCCAAGTATTTGAGTCGCTCGGTAAAATGCAGGTAGACCAATAATAGAATATTCATCTACCGCTACACCAGCTGCAGATCCTCTTTGAAATAATGCGCCTAATGTATCACCGTTTATTGGTGTACTTGGATTTTCAATACTGGCACGAGTATTAGAAAAAAAAGACCGCATGGAGTTAATTATTCCCATGCGGCAAATATAAACCAAGATAGTATGAAGTAATGGAGTTATGGTAACATCTTAAACAAATCGCATTACCATGTAATTGCTTTTTGCTTTTCTAAAACTTTCGTAGGTCTTATATTTCTCATCCAATCCAAATTCATCTCTCTCCTCCTCCAATTTTATCCATGCCTCTTGATGTGTACGACATTCTCCGGATAACTCGTAAAACCTATGAAAATATCCGCTTGTTGAATTAATTTGTCTAACCTGTTGAGCGTACTCATGCTTTGCCATTAATTTTTCCATAATTAAAAGGTTTTATTTTAATTAGGTACATTTTATAACATTAACAATCCTCCTTCCCTTTCCTTGCCCTCGTATATTGTTGGTCTATCTCCTTGCATTATCTGTGCGTAGGCCATAACCATCGCTACCGCTCCATCTACCTTCTCTGTACTCTTTGCTTTATCTATTTTTATGTTGCCAGCAGGATCTAACCGCAACATAACATTGCTCATCATCCATTCCAATACTGGATTGCCATCGTGTGTAATCTCATTAGATAAAAACAATTTTTCTACCTCCTTGGTTGGAGCAGACATAGAAATAAAGCCTTGCCCGAATGGTTTCATCGTTGCTCCATCGTTTGTCAACTGGATAACAAGTTGACTGGCGTTCCATCTGTCAAAACAAATGCACTCTATTTTATACTTAGCCGTTATTTCAATAACTTTATTCTTTATGTAATCGTAATCGGTTACATTACCATCTGTCATTATTAAGTGCCCATCTTGTTGCCATTGAAGATATGGAACACCATCACTAAGCGATCTTTCTCTCACATTGTCCTCTGGGCAAAAGTAATAAGATTTTATATGTAGCTTAGATAATCCTTCTTGTACCGGAAAACAAAGTACAAGTGCGCAGATGTCACGCGTTGAGGCAAGGTCTAATCCGGCATAGCATTTTTTATTATACAGCGTATCATCATCAATAAATAACCTGGTTGCATCAATGTAAGACTGGGAAATCCAAACGGAGGAGGTAGATGTCCATACGTTTAAATTCTTTGTCATAAATTGTATTTGCTTTGCGGCCCCTTCGTTTAATGCCTTTTGATACTGGTTATCCATGTAGTCCATGTAGGGAGTTACACCAAGGTTAGGATTGCTTTTAGTCCAATTATTTTTATCCTGCCAGTCATCGCCTTCATCAAGACAAAATAGTAACGGAAAAACAGACTCATCTATTTTCCTTTTCTCTAAAATGTCAACCATTACCTTCCTGTACATATAGCAGGGAGACTCCCGATTAAAGCCAGCAGTAGTTGTTATTAGGAGTAATGGCTGTAACCTTGAACCCATGCCAGTCTCCATTACCTCTAAAACATCGCTTGTCTTATGCGCGTGATATTCGTCAATAATAGCACAATGTGGATTAAGACCATCTAAGGTATCAGCATCGGCACTAACCGATTCAAACTTTGTATTTGTGGTAGGTACATTACAATTATACTTTAAAACATTAACCAACTTGTTAAATGTCTTAGAATCATTTTTTAAATTCTTTAAAAATACTTTAGCTGTATCAAATGCAATCCTCGCTTGATCCCTTGTCGTTGCAGCCGTGTACACCTCCGCTCCCGTTTCATTGTCCAACAGGAAACAATAAACGGCAATCGCAGCTGCTAACTCCGTTTTGCCGTTCTTCCTTGCTATTTCAAGGTAAGCCTTGCGGAAGCGTCTGCCACCAGTCTTTTTCTGCCATCCAAACAATACCTTTATAAAAAACTCTTGGAAAGGTTGGATGTTGAATCGCTGCCCGGCAAACTCGCCTTTGGTGTGTCGGAGTGCAGAAATAAAGGAGAAAGCCCTATTAGCCTTCTCCTCTGAAAACACATACTCCCAATCGTTATTTTTTAAATCAGCTAAATGCCTGTCAACTGCCAGCCTTGCATAGTTGCCTAATATTAATCGCCCCGAAACAACATCCTCAATAAATTTCATTTAGGTGTTTTAATTTCTATGGCAATAAATCTAAATAAAAAAAGAAAGCTAACAAATCCAAGTGCCTCTAAAAAGTCTATATAATCAAACCAAAAGAATTTAACAAATAACCAATTCCATAAATAGTAAAAAGGAACGGCTAAACCTGTGACCATTATACTCATAACGATTATAAAGGTCAATGTTTCATAAATGCTTTGTTTCATTAGTTCATTTTTAAAAGTTTAGCAATCTCGTCATCCTCATCTTCGTTACTATCTCTAAAATAGTCCAATTTTAAACGGCTGCCAGGATCTAAGCCTAAACTCTTGCTAATTTCTAAAAACATATCCATACTTTGCTTAAATGCAGTCCATTCTGCAGAAACTTGCCTCGCACCGTTTGGATGCACCATTACTGCGCCCGAAACTGCAAGAACCTCGGCATTGTAAAGCAGATGGCCAATGGCGCGCGTAGCAATGCTCAAAAAAATGTCATCAACGTCCTTGCTTGCCTTGTGGGCTTGTAAGTGTTCTTTTAATTTCTCATAAATCTTTACCTCGTCCTCATTCAGTTTTAGCAGCGACCTGCCGACTGGAGAACCGGAATAGGACTTGATACGGGAAGGTATCAATGTACCTTGAAGTTCTTTTGTTTTCAATGACTTTGCTCTCATTTGCTTTGCTTTTTTATGCTTTGGTTAAACCCCCCTTTTGGAGATTGATTTGATGTCTTCCTTTCTGCACAGTACGATGTTTGGGTTTTGGA